CTAACTTAGCTGCCTCACTATGAAAATCTACATCATCCTTATTCAAAATAGCATCTATAGTTTCATTCCTAAAATAAGACATAAATACTCTAACTTCCATTTGTTGATAATCAAACCCAATTAAGCTGTAGTTAGGGCGAGGTACGAATAGTCGGCGTATAGCTAATTGCTTGGTATCTGAGTCATCATATTTGTCATCACCTATAAAAGACCATGTAGATAATACATCGTCAGTTAATTCAGTGTCCATTGTTATTCCCTTTTGGGCTACCATAGCAGATATACCATTACGGATTTCTATTTTATCTTGGTCGGTTAAATCTCTCTCATGTAATTTAAAGTGATTTCTTGGGATATTTTGTAGGTTAGGTTCCCGACTAGAAAGTCTTCCTGTGGCAGTTCCCCAATTGCAAAAATTGGTGTGCATAACATCGGTTTCTAAATAAGGGTCAAGATAAGTAGAGCCAAGTTTTTCTAATGTCCTGTATTGCCTTATTAAACCTGCCATTCTGTGGTTTATATTTATTAAAGCTGCTTCATTCCAAGACTCGTTGCCTTTACCGGTCTTTACTGGAGAGGTAATACCCATCCCATTGAAGACTTCTCCTATTTGTTTAGGGCTTGAAATGTTAAATTCTTCCTCAGTCTTACCGCATAAGGTGAGTATTTCCTGCCTTACTTCTGCTAAACGGTCTAATAAAACAGATTTTGTAGCAATAGCATAGTTTTTATCGACTGAAATACCCAGCATTTCCATCTTAAATAAAACCTTACTGAGCTTTTTTTCCAGCTCGAAAACCTTATTCTGACCAGTTTTTTCAATCTTTTTTAAGTAATCGTTATAAATTCTAGCTGTTAATGTAACATCTTTCTTACAATACTCTCCTAAGAAATCAGGTGGAGCCATGGAAAAGTCCTTGTTCCACTTATTAGACCGAAGAAACTTCTTTGTATCAATGTCATACTGAACAGCCGCCTCACCATAAGCACGCTTACCTGTAGGCGTTAGACCTAACTCTTTAACGTCTGAATGTTCGATGAGTCGAACCATAACAATTACATCAATAAGTTCTTTATCTGTGATATCTAAACCATCTTTTTCTAAAAAATGTAAATCAAACTTTAAGTTATAACCTACATAAGATTTAACTAATTGGTTTAAAATAGATATAAGCTTTTGGAGTGCTTCCATTTGTAGGTTTTCTCCAAGATGATGTCTGAATGGGTAGTATTGCACAAGTCCATCCGGGTTGGGAGAACCAACTCCAACACCGCAGATTTGGTTAGACCCGTAAGCATCTAACCCATTCGTTTCGACATCAACTACAAGGGTCGGTGCTACCTCTAATACCGACTGTAGTTGCTTGAGACTTTCCTCAAAGGTGCGATTAGTTACAACCGACACAGTGCCTCAATTAAAATAATTCGTCATCATCGTCAGCTGTTGATGTAGCTATATCAATGATGTCAGTATTACCGTATCGTTCTAAATAATAGTCTTTTATAAGAGGTAGTTCTTCAGGGTCCTTTGCTTTATCAGCTGGAATCTCGTCTATTTTAGGAGTTGCGGTAATTGCATACGATGTATCGTAGGCACCTTGTCCGGTTCTTTTTATTCTCAAAACGCCTTTGTTCAATGCACCCCAATCACTATAAACGTCTACTAATTGATTCCAGACATAGTCACTTCGACCAAATCCTAAAGAAACAATTCTAAAATCGTTTATATCTTCTCTGTATACCTTTTTTCCTGCAGGTCCTTCTATTTCTATCCAGTCCTCGTTTCGCTTTTCAGTGTGGATAATATTATGTACATATGCCCAAAAAGCAAACTTGTGAGAAGCTCTTGTATCTTCAGGTACGCCACTTGTATCTACCTTGTCATCCTTTATCAAGTTTGTCCAACGATTACCTACTCTAAATGTATACAAATATATCTCGTCTAAAAATTTGTCGTTTTCTTCTCCCGTTGCTACAGAAGTCAGAAATAGTTGGTCACCATCTTTTAACCATACCTCTCTCCCCGGAGCTCTTTCGGGCAACGGTCTTCTAGCGTCCTCTCTTCCTTTTGCAATTCGTGCTATTCCACTCATATAAATCTCCTATTTTAAAATATTGTTTTATTTCTCATTACCTTGTGCAAGGTATTTATGTCACTAATTTCTTGTACATCTTTAAATTTTTTGGGTAACTTTAAATATGATATAAAAAATCTACCCTCCATGTCAAGTGTAGCTTTATCTATTCCCTTTTTACCAGCATCGTCATTATCTAATGCTAAAACCACTTCCTGTGGATGCAGTGAACTAATTAGGTCTACTTGTTTTTGTGAGACGCTAGCCCCTAATATAGCAACACTAGAATAACCGAATTGACTAAGCCACATACAATCTAAAGCCCCTTCGACAACATATAATACTTTTGTCTCATATAATTGATTTATACCAAATAAACTTTGTGATTTAGCAAAACCCTTAGAAAATAAATATTTTGGTATGGCTTGTTTTCTACGTGCTATCCAACCCTGTATTTCCAATGTTTGGTCTTCTACCGGAATCATAAAGTCTAAAAATTCATTAACTTTACATCCCCACTTCATAGTTGTTTCTTGTGTAAACCCTCGATTGTATATCCAATGATTTGTTGGAACATCTTCTAGTATCTCGGGCTTTTCATAAGATGATGTAGGTTCTGTAACTTCCTCTAGGTCGTCAAGCATAGAAAAATCTAGTTCCCACGCCTTCGATTCAAACTCGCTATTTATTTCATCCCAAGATTTACCTGATAGCTTCCAAATAAAATACTTAAGATTACCTTGACCACACCCTGCAAAACAAATCCACACCCCCTTCTCTAAATTAATAGAACAGGACTCTCTTCTATCTTCGTGAAAGGGGCAATGAATTATAAATTGTTCTTCATTTGGTACCGATATACCATATTTAATTAGTACAGAGTACCAATCTATCATTATCTATCCTTCTTATTTTTTCTTAGAAATAGAACTACCTCATTACGATATCCATTTTCATCAGAAGCAATACCTTTACGTATGTCTCCTACTGTGATATCCATAATAGGTCTTCCATATCCCTTACTTCTTGCAGATTTTACAACAATATTGCTATCGTCTTCAGTATTACTGCTTGAAAGCCAGTCTAAGATTCCCATAATAACCTCCTGTTTTTAAAAGTCTTCCCATTCATAATCAGGGAGCTCTTCTATATTTCCATTATTTACAGCCCATTGCATCACCGTTAGGTCTTTAGACAACTCACCATCACGGTATTTTTGAAACTGTACTAATCTCTTATCATCCTCATGTTCCAAAGCACACATAGCTACTGCTACATCTGCAGCTCTTATCAAAGCATCACCAAATGCTACTTGGTCAGCTCTAGGTGGTGTAAACATATTAGCTGCATCCCTTGTTGCCTGTGTAGAAACCATAATTGGGGTATTTGTAGAAGTTGCTAAATTCTTTAGCCCATAAAACAACGAATGGGATTGCTCCCAAGCTGCTTTTTTTGCATCAGAAGTAGCTACTAAATACACCCCATCAATTACTACAAACTCTGGGTTGTGCTTTCTTACCAAACCAGCGATAGCCTCAATAGATATACCCATCTGTCCTGAAATATGGTCACAAATTAATAAAGATTGAGAGTCAGATTCTTCTAAAAACTTAACATACTCGTCTTCATTTATTGGTTCACCATGTCTCAATGCCCTGTGGGACAAGTTATATCCTTTCATCTTAGCTAAAACTACATCAAGTCTCATGTTTATAGCCGTATTAGGCATCTCAGTAGACACCAATAAGGTTCTTACTCCATTATTGACCGCTGTAGCTGCTGCATGTACACACATCCAAGTTTTACCAATGGTAGGTCTAGCAAACATGGCAATTAATTCACCGGGCATCCACCCGACACCTGAAGAATTAATAGTCTTAAAGCTAGTGGGTACACCCATTAAACCATCACCCATTTTTCTTTTAGCAGTTCTTTCTTTCCACTCGTCTAAACGAGTTAAATTACCACTATCATATGCTTGAACGTCTTCATCAAAAACTATTTCAATATCTGTTAACCCCACCATAATATTTGATAGTGCTTTTTTAGGGTTTTCTTTTACCAACTCTCTTTGTTTCTGAACTGTAGATACTACAGCACGCTGCAAGACTTGGTCTTTAAAAAGCTCTACTGCGTATTCAAAATTAACAGATTGTGCAGTTTTGTCTAGAGTAGGAAAGTTTTCAACCAATACTTCGGGAGAAGCAAACTCTCCATATTTATCGAAGTGGTTTAATATAAATTTATAAGCATCCCCATGCCTAGCAAAGTCTTTTTCAGAATGCTTAAAAGAACGTAAATTAATTTTTGTGTCTAAGCCAAAGATTAGGGCTGATTCAATATATTCAAAGTTAGGCATTTATGCTCCTTTTTTCGTGTACAAGACTCTATTTTTATCAGAATATATTAAATAGTTTACTTGAGGTGTGTTGTAACTGTCAACTGATGACTTTGCATCCTCAAACGTGTCGTACTCTCCCTCAGTCCAAACGTCTCCCCCAACTTCTTCTGCTATAACTCTAAACAAACTTTTTACTATTTTATTCTTGGGTTTCTGTATTAATCTTCCCCGTCGTCTTACTCGTCTTGGCATAAGCCCACTCCCTTAATTCTTTTATAACTTCTTTTAATCTTTTTCTTTTTGATGCTGTTGGTAACCATGCAGAATCTAAAAACATATATTCACGCCACAATTTCCTCATTTTAGGATTACCATATCTTTTTATGGACCAGTATATTTCAGGATTATCAGGAATCATATAATAACGTATACCTGCTGTAAAATACGGTACAGATACCTTTCGGTCATTCCTGTTTATACAATTTAATATTGCACAGGCAACGTGGGCTGAACCATGTTCTTCTATACTATTTTTTAGTTTATGCATCTCATTCCCAATAAAACCAACACCATTGTAATCAACCCCATATTTTTCTTTGTATAAGGCTCCAAACAATTTGTATAAATCTTTAGCATTTAATTTATCAAGGGCTATCTGTTTCATCGGACTCGGTTTTAAATTTGTCTCTTAAAGATTGTCTAACTTTATAAGCAGACTCTCCTAAATCTTCAGTAATTTCTTCCATAGTCAAACCCTCTAATTTTAGCTGTAAAAATAATTTTTCTTTATTTTCTAGCCCCTGTGCCTCTACCCATAAATTAGCTTCAATTTCATCGGAATAAGTACCGGGGTCAATCAAAGCCTTAGATATTTCAAAAGGCATTATATTAGAATCTGAATATGTTAAAT